TATTACCTTGTTTATCCACAATTTCATCAACCTCTTCTTCGTTCTCTACTTTCTCAGGTATTTTTTTAAAATCCGTCTTATCTGAGTATTCTTTTGCCCACTTAGACCATTTTTTACCCTTTTTTCCACCCTTTCCTGCCTGAGCATAAAAGAATCTTTGTTGTGCTTTTGACGAAAACGTCTCCTCAATTACCTGTTTTATAAAATTATTCATTCAAATAGACTTTTATATAAATATCAAATAGTATGAAAGATATTTATAAAATATGACTAGACAGAATATTTTGAAATATTATGGTTCAAAATTGGATTTGAAGATTGATAATTCAGAAACATATGATTTCACATTAGATAAAACTGGGTGGATAGACATAGTTTTAGATTTTTCTGAAGAGTATGACTTTCAACTGGATAATAGTCGTGAACCATCATTACCAATTATATATGAAAGCACTGTAGGTTCAAGTGTTGAGTATGGGTGTGATTATACCATTTTAACACAAGACGAATTTTCAATACTAACACAAAACGAAGAGTGCATACAATATCAACATTAAAAAAATATTTATCTTAAATGAACAATAAAAAAGTAAACGAATTACCATTATTCACTGGGGACACAACAGGAGCATATTTTATTATGAATAATAGTGGTGAAACAACCACTTATAAAGTAACTCGTGAAACCATATTGGGAAATTCACAAACTTCAGGTACTGCCGGTTCATCTGGAACGTCAGGTACTTCAGGGTCAAACGGAAGTAGTGGAACATCAGGTTCTAATGGTAGTTCTGGTTCTTCGGGTTCTAACGGAAGTTCTGGTACATCAGGAAGTGATGGTTCCTCAGGAACAAGTGGATTATCAGGTTCAAATGGAAGTAGTGGCACATCTGGTTCATCGGGTATTAATGGGACAAGTGGTTCATCTGGTATTGATGGAACGAGTGGTACTTCAGGTATTAATGGTTCATCAGGATCAAATGGTATAGACGGAACGTCAGGAACTAGTGGTAGTTCAGGAACTAGTGGTGTGGATGGAACATCAGGTTCTAACGGTTCTTCAGGTACTAGTGGAAGTGACGGTAGTTCAGGAACATCAGGTTCTAATGGTAGTAGTGGAACATCGGGTTCTAATGGTTCAAGTGGTAGTGATGGTACTTCAGGTACTAGCGGTATTAACGGTACATCTGGAACCAGCGGTATAAATGGAACATCAGGTACTAGTGGTACATCTGGTATAGGTTCTTCAGGTACTGCCGGGACTAGTGGAACATCCGGTTCTAATGGTAGTTCAGGTTCATCAGGTTCATCAGGTTCATCAGGAACGAGTGGTTCTAATGGTTCCTCAGGAACAAGTGGAACGTCAGGTTCTAACGGTTCTTCGGGAACATCAGGTTCGTCAGGTTCTAGTGGTTCTTCAGGAACTGCTGGTACATCAGGAACTTCAGGTTCTTCAGGTTCAGATGGTTCATCAGGTTCTAGTGGTTCTTCAGGAACTGCAGGTACTTCAGGAACTGCTGGTACTTCAGGTTCATCAGGATCAGATGGTTCTTCAGGAACTTCAGGTTCTAGTGGTTCTTCAGGTTCTTCAGGTTCTTCAGGAACATCAGGTTCATCAGGAACGGCGGGAACAAGTGGTACTAGCGGAACATCAGGTTTAGTAACACTTACAGGTTCAACAGCCGGTGGTTTAATAACATATAATGGTTCAGGAACAAACGCAACCGTTCAATCAGGTTTAACATATAGTGGAACAACTTTAACGGCTCCAACAGGTTCATTTGATAATGTAATTGTAAACGGACAACCAACAACTTATGGTGTGGCAAATCTCACAACAGGTGTGGTTGCAATTCAATCAACCGCAACGGGAACGATGAATGCAACAGTTGGTAAAGTGACTTTGTCAAACAGTTATAATCAAGTGGTTGGAGCCTCAAGTCCAGGAACTACCGTCTTTACCCTGCCAACTCTACAACCAGGTACTTACTTGATTACTGCTCAGGCAAAAGTTAATGGCGGTTATAGTGCAATGGGTATATTTACAGGTGGTTCACAGGTTGCAAACACCAGTGTTTTTAATTGGTATCAAGCCAGCGGTACAGTAAATAATGGACTTCAAGGAACTTGGGTATTAACAGTAACTACACCAACAGTTTATACCATCAATGCTTGGGGTGGAGGAACCGTTTCAGCCGGAAGTGATGGTACAGCAGTAGCAAACTATATTCAAATCAACCCAACATTTGCACTAACCGCAATTAGTGGTTTAACCACAACAAGTGATGTGAATGTTGGCGGAAACTTAAATGTTACAGGTACAGGTGGTAATGTTCTAACAACAGGTTCAATTTCAACAACTCAAAATATTACAGGTTCAGTAATAATAAGTGGTTCAATGAACATAATAACAACTAAATTACAAGTTGGAACTGGAAGTGGTGATGAAGGTGGAGAAATTTTATTAGCAAAATCACAAACAAACAACTCACTTACAGGTAGTGGAATTACAATTGATTCTTATCAAAATAGATTAAGAATTTTTGAACAAGGTGGTAACGCTAGAGGTGGATATTTTGATTTGACTACTTTAGGAAATGGTGTATCAACAAATCTTGCACCAACTCTTTATTTACTTGAAGCATACGCAGATGTTACTTATACCTTACCAGGTTCATTTACTGAAGACCCTTGTAGATATAGTGTTGTGAATAATACGGTTAATGTATCAAGTAGTTGGTTTAATACTTCAACTTATACATTTACTCCGCAGAAGGCTGGTTATTGGGAAATTACTGCAACCTATGATGTATATAGAAATAGTGAAGCGTCTATGGCAATTAAAAAAAATAATGGAATTGTTGTTACTACTGGTGCTTTTGGTGCAGTGGCTCAACAGGTAACAAAAATTGTGTATCTAAATGGTTCAACTGATTTCATAAACATTGTAAATGTTGGTGGGGCATCTAATTCAAGATCGCAATACGAAGGAAGGTCTTGGTTTCAGGCAAGATGGGTAGGTGAATAAACAATAATATAATTTCAATAGAAAGATTATACTAATATTTATAAAGAATGGCAACAACATATATTTTAGAATCAGGAGACCCTTACATAAGAAAAAGAACCGAAAAAGGTTGGACATTAGATTTTGTTTTTAATAGAGACGGAATTGATTGGTCTGGTGGAACAACTTTTTACTATTGGGGTATAAGTGGTGAAACAGAACAAGAAAATTATGCTGATAATAATTTGTCATTTTCTTTTACTGATGATGGAAGAGTGTTGTGGGAGGCAATTCATTATAAATTAGATAACAACGATACACCAATTTATTATACCGCAACCGGACAAACATCTGTTTTGTGTTCTGGTGGAACGTCAAATGATTTTAATCTTTCAATAGTATTTGAAAGATACAGAGAATTGGATGGTTGTGACTTACCAAATTATGGAGGTATAAATGATTTAATTACCGATAAGATAACAACAATAGACCAATTGGATTGGTTAACGGGTGCAACAGAATTTTATACCGTTGTTGAGAGTTTAAATCAAAAATGGTATGAAAACAGAAGTGCAAGATTAGGAGTTTTAAAAATTTATTTGAACGGACAAAAAGTTTATACATTAGAAAACTTTGAAGAAGTAATACCAACAACTAGACAGATTGAAACAGTTAGTTTTAATGCTGATGGTTCTCAATCAATTTTTGATGTTGGTCAAGATATTGGTACTTTGGTTAGTGTATTAGTTGACGATAGAGTAAAAAAACAAGATGTTGAATTTACACACGATGAAAATACATCATCAATTGAGTTTATTGAATCTATAATACCAGTTAGTGGAAGTACAATTACAATTATTTATTTTAAAACAGATTTAAATCCGTTGGTACAAGTATTTGGTGGAGGTACAATTGAATCTGGAGAAATACATGAAGGTGAGACAGAATTTGATTTATTACAATACAATTATTACGAATATCCTTTCACACATTTACAGATAAAAGACAATTATAATACAAATATAAAACCTAATTTTAGTATTACAGAATGTGGAGATGATTGTGAGGATAACTTATATAATAATTTATTTACACCAACCCCTACACCTACTAATACCCCAACACCAACACCTACAAGTACACCTACTAGAACACCAACACCAACACCCACACCATTACCAACTAGTACTCCAACATCAACACCTACCGTAACTCCTACACCTACCAGTACACCAACACTCACACCGACACCTACACCTGACATTGTTCAATTAATGGTTAGGTTAGGTGAAGGACAATTTATTAAATTTGATGACATACAGAGATTTACAGATATTTTTACAGGTGTAACAAGAAACGTTAGTTATGGTGTTACAGGTACAACACAAAATGGTCAAAGTTTTGTTAGATGGGATTATAGTGGAATGACAATTAGTAATTCAACGTCAAATCCTACAACTATAACCGTTACAGGAAATACTGCGGAAATAATACCGATTTACGCATTACACACGCCAACCCCGACACCTGCACCAACGGCAACACCAACTCCTACCCCAACACCATATCCGTTTACAACACCACCACCTAGTGGATTTACATTTAATGCCGACTATATAGTTGTAACATATGCGTTCACGGATGGTGCTGACTTAGATACTAGAACAAGAATTAGTAACCCTGATATTGGACAAAATGATTTATCAACATATATTGGATGGAACAGGTCTAATGAATTTCCTGTTGATAGTGAAACACCAATTTTAAAATGGGCGGGTGATAATACAGGAACAGGTTTTGAATCTGTCCTTATAGATTTAATACAATTTAAATCACAATTTCCACAATTTAGTGGTTCAACAATTACAATAGACATGAATGCTATGTGGTATGGTAGTTTAGGTTCTAATCCAGTTGTGATGGATGTAATGATGTATAAAGGAGGTAGTATGTCTTTAGATGAGGATGCATATTTGTTTGTTAATAACACATATACTGGACTTTATGGAGTTGCTTCAACAGGTACTATTGTTACTTTAGTATCACAAAATGGCGAAGATCAACAACATGTTGCGACCTTACAATACAATTTATCTAATTACAACGGTAATTTTATTTAATATTTTACATAATATTAACTATTTATTGTAGTAACAAAAAATTTAATGGCAACAATACTTCCAATTGCATACAATACCGGTAGTTTGATAGACGGTACAGAACAAATAGGTGATTTAGCTATAGGTACAACAGCACAAGATTATTCATCCAATATAGGTGGAGTTAAATGGTGGGCATCTCCAGATTTAGATTTACAATATGTCATAGGATATGCTGATTTAAGTGGGACACACCCAAACCCAATTTCTTTTATTCCATGTAATATTGGATTTTGGGGTTCAGGAGGTTTAACCGAAAATTCATTTATTAATTTATGTAATTTTCAATTTAATGAAACTTTTGCTTCAGGTAATGATGCTAAGATTTGGTTGAACAGTAATGGGTATTGGACAAACTTCGGTATGGGTACAACACCTTCACCAACATCAACTCCAACATTAACGCCAGCACCTACTAGTACACCAACACCTACATCAACTCCAATACCAACTAATACACCAACTCCGTTACCAACTGATACACCAACTCCGTTACCAACTGATACACCAACTCCGTTACCAACTGATACACCAACACCAACTGCAACACCAACACCGACACCAACTGATAATTTAGGTGATAGTTTATTACAAGAGAATGGTGATAGTTTATTACAAGAAAATGGAGATAATATTTTATTAGAATCTACATCAACAACCCCAACTCCTACACCAACACCGGCACCTACAGATACACCGACACCAACAGATACACCGGTACCGACAGATACCCCAACACCTACACCAACACCGGCACCTACAGATACACCGACACCAACACCAACTCCTACACCAATTAATCACGGATTCCAATATACATTAATTGATAGAACTAATACTACAGGTCCATTTGGGACTGATTTGGAATTAGCTTGTGACGGTATTGCTTGTTTAAATGAAGAAACTTGCACTATAAGTGGTTCTTTTGATGTTTATTTTGATAATCCAGATGTAAGTGTTGGTGATTATGCTTACCTTGGTGCAAATTCAAATGTTTTAGCATCCATAACAGATGGTTATTACATTCTTTCCGATGGTGAATTTAATGCACCTTTTATATTTGAATTTGTATCGAATCAAGTTGTGGCATTATTAACTTGTGTTGCACCAACCGCAACACCAACATCAACACCAACAGTTACACCAACGCCGGGTCCGACATCTACACCAACACCAACACCAGAAATGGCGTCGTTAGATATTGATATAGTTATGGGTTATGATGGCATTTCATTCGGTGGAGTCACATATACATCAGATACAACAATCAGTGTTATTAAAAACCAACAATATTCTATTATCGCGTTTAGTGGTAGTGGGTTATTTCAAAATTGGGAGGGTACTAATGTTAATTTACCTGTACCTAATTCATCTAACACCATTGTAACTATCACTGGTGATACGGCAACATTAAAAGCTGTGTTCCCTGAAATGACACCAACACCAACTCCGACAGCAACAAGTACACCTACACCTACAATTGATTTAAGTGGAGTAACAACTTATACAATTTCGGGATGTAGTAGTTCAAATGTTATTGTCGCTGATTTAGGACCAGGAGCATTTTTCCCTGGTGATACATTCTATTTAGATTTTACAGGTTCAACTGCAAGTGAGTGTTATACCATTGTTAATAAAATTGATACAGCACCTACAGATGGTAGTAACCCAATATCATCATCTTATTCTAATTGTTCGGATTGTATTGATGGGACAACAACAACTTATACAATTTCAGGATGTACTAATTTGAACGTATTAGTTGCTGATTTAGGACCAGGAGCATTCGCTGCTGGCGACATAAACAACATAACATTTACAGGAGCAACTCCAAGTGGATGTTACAGAATTGTCAATAAGATTGTTGCTACCCCAACAGATACAGGCTCACCACTTACTTTTCATTTGAATTGTGATGATTGTGAAGCTTCATTAGTAACACCTACTCCAACACCTACATTAACAAGTACACCTACTCCTACACCTACATTAACAAGTACACCTACCCCTACACCAACAGCTACGGAGGTACCACCTACCGATACACCAACCCCCACTCCGACATTAACAAGTACACCAACTCCAACACCAACAAGTGAAGCAGGAGCGGGATCTTGGTTTTTCTATAGTGATGAAGGTGTTATGAATGCAGGAGCACCATCAGGAAATGGAAACGCATTATTTATGATTGTCACAGGAAGTAGCATAGAAACGTATAATCCTAATAAAGTTAGTGGTTTAATGCTTCATTTTAGTGTAAAAGATAGTGTAGGTACCGATTATACATCACAATTTAGTGGATACACAGGTGGAACAGGAACAATTACAATATCACAAAATGGTGATACCGCAACATATACAAGTACAACGCCAGGTTCGTTTGGAATTCAAAATGTTGGTGGCGGAAATAGTTTCTTTGTAATTAATACCGAATCTTGTACACAAACAAAAACATCAAACGCATCATTCGTAAGTGGTAGTACAATATCAATAACATTTGGTAGTGGAACACCTACTCCAACACCAACACCAGGTGGACCAACAGCAACACCTACACCAACACCTAACCCAACTAGTACACCAGTACCAACGGCTACACCAACGGTAACACCAACGGTAACACCAACACCTGAACCTACAAATACACCAGCACCTACGGATACACCAACACCAACACCAACGGTAACACCAACACCAACTGCAACACCAATACCTTCAAACATTATTGTTGCTGCGGGTGGAGTAAACGTATTAGGTTATTCATATGATGGTGGTGATAATTGGACAAATTCATCTAATGGTGCCACATTTATAACTCAACCAGCACTTGCTGTTGCAACTGATGGAAATATATTTGTCGCAGGAGGAACTGCAGGTGGAGGTAATTCAAACGCTTTACTTTGGTCTTCTGATGGAAATACATGGTCGGGATCAACAAATGGTTCATCCATGTTTACAACAAATGTTAGAGGTGTTGCATATGGAGGTGATAAATGGGTTGCGGTTGGTATTTCGTCGGGTGCTGCCAAATTTGCATATTCAACAGATGGTATAACTTGGACAGCGGCATCAAATTCAAATGTGATTGGTAGTGTACCAAATACTGTGGCATATAATGGAAGTAGATGGGTTGCCGTAGGTTCATCACCTGCAGGTGGCACTGGAAATAGAACTACAATAGCATATTCGGATGATGGTATATCTTGGACGGCATCTGCAAATAGTGGTACAATATTCACAGGTACATGTTGGAATGTCGCTTGGGGTGAAGATAAATGGGTTGCAGTTGGTACAGGTGCAAATAGAATTGCATATTCATCAGATGGTATAACATGGTCAGGTTCAACAAGTGGAAATAGTAGAATCACAGGTACTGGTTATGGTATAGCTTATAATGGTTCACAATGGGTTGCTGCAGGTCAAGGAACAAATGCATTAGCATATTCATCTGATGGTATAACATGGTCAGGTGCGACAAATAGTAATACAATATTCTCATTACAATCATATTGTGTAACGTGGACAGGTACTAAATGGGTTGCTGGTGGTATCGGAACAAATCAATTGGCAACATCAACTGATGGTGATACTTGGTCAGTTACAACGAATGGTAATACTGTAATGAACAATAGAGTTCTAGCATTAGCTGCAAAATACTAAGTAATAGACAAAAAATAAAACTATTTATATAAAAGAAAAACAAACACAAAATGGCAGATCAAAAAATTTCACAATTAAATGAACTTACCGAACCTTTATCGGGAGATATGTTACCAATAGTTAACAACGGAGAAACTAAAAAAGTAAGCGTAAGTAATTTACTAAGTGTCTCAATATATGAGGAAGTAACACATAGTGAGTTATATTCTCTTTTAACAGGTGCAACATTAACACCAGGTAAACATTATTTAATCACAGATTTCAAAACTTGTTACGACCAACCTGATTATGACCACACTGGTAGTACAATTGAAACTGGTAATTACAAACAAGGTAATGTTGCACCTATACTTGTGTTGGCAACTGATGTTGATAAAATTTCAGAACACGCATATCAACCAGAATATTCTGGTGATACAATACAATATGATCCATATTTTACATCTACCGAAGTTACTGCGGGTGCCGCGTTTGGTAGAATAACATATAGAATTGACGATAAAGGAAATGCTTTTGATTATGACTTTAGAGAAGTTTTATTTAAGAGATATAATACATATAGTGCTGAGGAAATTTATGTCGGAAAAGTAAGTATTAATAGTGTTGGTGTTGTAACGGGTGTAGGAACAAATTTTACAAATAGAACTACCGGAGAAGTTATAGGTATTGTTAGTTCAAACGCATATAATGTAGATTTTTATGAAATTGTTTCTATTGATACAGAAACGAGTATGACTGTTACGGGACGCACAATTTATAATGTCAATGACACTTTCTATACAGACAGTATAACCGATAATGGAATGTCTTACAAACAAAGCAATATTATTTCTAACACAGGATTTACAGAATACAAAACATTTACAAGTTATAATGGATGTTTTAACAATACTTGTGGTAATAGAGTTGCAAACACTATAGATAATGGAGATACTTTCTTGCTTTCAAACAATGTTTTTAGAGATAGTCCACATAGAGACAATTCATTCGGAAGTAATTTTAGAAACAATACCTTTAATGATGATTGTACAAATAATACAATTAGTGGTAATTTCTATGGTAATGTAATTGATAATGATTTTGATAACAATACAATATCTTCAGATTTTTACAATAACATAATTATATGTGATTTTCTAAATAATATTATTCAAAATGATTTTTATAACAACAATTTAGGTGATAATGACTCGTACGATTTTGAAAAAAATTTAATAATGGGATCATTCTATGGTAATTTTTACACTGGTGATGATGATTTCTCTGATAACACATTTAAATCCTCTTTTAGTAATAATATTATACAAAATAGTTTTAATGATAACGTAGTTGGTAATTTTACTAATAATGTAATTAAAAATAGTTTTGATAATAACACGGTGGGAAATAGTTTCTATACAAACATCATTTATCACTCTTTTGATAATAATACAATTGGGTTTGATTTTCACAATAATACATTAGGATCAATTAACAATCAATCAACTTTTGAGGACAATCATATTGGTAATGGATTTAAGGCGAATTTAATAGTGGGTCAGTTTGATGATAATAAAATTGGGAACAATTTTGGGGGAAATGAGATTGAAAATTATTTTTTAAAAAATAACATTGGAAACGACTTTTATTCAAATGATATAGGATTATATTTTCAAAATAATTTTATATTAAATAATTTTTATGATAACGGAATAACAGATGATTTTAGATATAATCAAATTGGAAATAGTTTTTATAGTAACAACATCGGTGAAGGTTTTGGATTTGGTGGAAGCAATAGTAGAGGTAATGTAATTGGAAACTATTTTAATAACAATACAATTGGAGAATATTTTTATAATAATAATATTGGGGATGAGTTTGAAAACAATACAGTAGGTAACTCTTTTCAATTTAATAGAATAGAAACTCCTCTAAATGGAATAGATTTTACCACATATTTAGGAAACCCCGAAAATTTTTCATACCCATCAACTACCGGAACCGATGGAGTTTATACAGGTGTAACTGGAACATCATCAGGGGCAGGAGTAAATTCAGTATTTACAATCACTGTTGCGTCAACTCTTGTTAGTAATGTTGAAGCTTCAACCATTGGAAAACTATACCTAACTGGTGATACAATAACAATAGCTTCTGGTTCATTTGGTGGAACGAGTGATTTAGTTTTGACGGTAGATACGATTGGTGCAACCCCAATGGTTTATGAATATTATAACAAAACTATTCAAAGAAGGTTTGATGGAACACCTATATTAACTGCGTTAGATAATTATGGTCAATGGTATATAGAGTCGACAATCATTGCACCTATAGATTAATAAAACAAAAGAAATATGAGAATATGTATATTGTGCGAAGAATCAAAAGTTCAGCAAGCAAGAGAAAAAATGAAAGATGATAATATCTTAAAAATAGATTTATCACCAACCGGAGAATTACCTTCAACTCACAAATTGTGTGTAATGGCGGTTACGGAAGAAAAGGCTAAACAGATGATGGATTCTGCTGAATTAACTATAATAGAGGCGATGAACCCCAAAGAGTTTTTAGCAAAACATAATTTGAAAAAAATTGGAAAATAATAATTATAAAATTAAAAGGGGATTTATTACACCATCCGAGTCCAAACAAATAATAAATTGGATAGACTCAATTGACCATAGCGGTAATGGTGCTAATCATCATCTTTCGGAATTATCAAAAGAACTAAAAGGTAAAACTTATATGTTTGATATTTCGAATACACCTTTTACAAATTATATTACAAAGTTCCAAGCGGTATCAGATGTTTCAAAAGATAAACTACCTGATTTGATTGATACCATTATTGATAGAATTGCGGAAGAATTTGAATTTCCTAAAAACCATATCTTCTTACAAGCGGTAGATATGAATAGTGGTGGAAAGATAAATCCTCACTATGACGCGGCAGTTGAAGGACATGTTAATTATAAATGTAATATTAGTGTTTTATCAGAGGATTACGAATTGTTTTTAGATAAAGATGTTATAAAAATAAATGAAGGTGATTTATACGGATTTGAGGCATCATTATACAAACATTGGACGAACGAATTCAAATCAAGAAGAATATTTTTAAGTTTTGGTTTTATATTACCATACGATGTGGTGGGTAGAACCACAACCGACGTAAGAGTCCGATTAAGTAAAAGAATTGAACGATATTTTCAGAAAACAATGGAAACTACCAATTAAAACAAAAATAAACAACAATCGGAACGAGAATATATTTATAACATATGGAATTTTTTATAAGACAAGGTGCATCTGACCCAATTTTAAAGATGAGAATGATTGACGACGGTAAAAACGATAAGTCATCATTCAATCAAATGCTTGAAAATGCAGAAATTACATTTGAAATGGTTGATGTTGTGTCAGGTACCCCATACATTTTAGATGCCACATGTAATTTAACAAACAGAACAAAAAAGTTTAACAATATTAACGACGAATATTATATTACATATAGATTCACCGAAGAACAAACTTCCGAAATTGGTAAGTTTGAAGGTAAAGTCACGGTTCAATTTAATGATGGTAATGGTAACAATACCACTAAATTGATTTTACCGATTAGAGAAAAATTATTCATCAATATTATTTAATACCACTTTTTTTAATTATATTTATTAATGTAAACAAGGCAAACTGTGGTTTTCCACAAGCTAATACGTCACATTAAAAAAATATAAAACATGAAAGAGGTTATCTCTCAGGAAGTTATTGAAGGCTTCCTCAATGGTGGCGACGATGAAATGTATATCGTCGGAGTTGAATACGACTATCCCACAAATACAATCTACAAAATTATTCAAGATCCTGAACAAGGGAAAATCGTTAAACCTGATACATTTACACCGTTCTTATGGGTAGGTGATTTGACAGGTATGAATTTCTATGGAGATTCAAAGGCAATGCAGAAAAAACGTATGGGTGAATTTGGTATCCTAATTGAAAAGTTGGATACTCACGGCAACGAACGTTTAGAAAATGGTATGACTCATATTGTTAGAAGTATTAAATCTTATACGGATTTGGTATCGTTCTTTAGGATGGGTGGATTAAATCCATGGGATGAAAAGTGTAGACATTTGTTTACTATCTTAAACCCTGTAGAACAATATCTTATACAGAAGAAAAAAAGATTGTTTAAGGGTATTGATGATTACGGTGGAGTTAATAGATTTGTATTTGATATTGAAACCACAGGTCTTGATCCTGAGACTTGTGTCATTATATTAATTGGAGTTAAGGACAACCGTGGTATGAATGAAACAATAGCAGCATTTGGTGAAGACGGTGAGAAGAAATGTATAGAAAGATTTTTCAAATACATTAAAGATTTAAAACCAACCATTGTTGCAGGTTATAACTCAGCGTTCTTTGACTGGCCGTTTATATTAAAACGTGCAGAAATTCTTGGTGTTGATGTTGATGGTTTAACACAAATATTCACAACGCAAGGAATGAAAGAGAAAGAAGGAATGTTAAAACTTGCAAATGAAATTGAACCATATAAACAACACGTTATATGGGGTTTCAATATTATTGATATTGCCCATTCTGTAAGACGTGCTCAGGCAATTAATAGTGAAATTAAAAGTTGGGGATTGAAATATATTACAACATATTTGGAGAAAGAAAAACCTAATCGTGTATACGTAGATGGTTCAAAGATTTCCAAAATATATCTTGATAACGAAAGTTATTATGTAAATCCAAAGACAGGTGGATACAAACAAATTGGAGAACCTGGTACAGAAAATTTAACACAAAAATATCCAGGTAAGTTTGAAATATGGACAGGAAGAAAAATTGTGGAACAATATCTTGATGATGACTTGTATGAAACTATGGTTGTAGATGATAGTTTCTCTCAATCAACGTTCTTACTTTCTAAATTGGTTCCTACCACGTATGAAAGAATTGCAACTATGGGAACTGCAACACTGTGGAAAATTATCATGTTAGCGTGGTCATACGAACACAACTTGGCAATACCAGCAAAAGATGAGAAACGTGCTTTCACAGGTGGATTATCTCGTTTATTAAATGTGGGATACGCAAAGAACATTGTTAAGTTTGACTACTCATCACTCTATCCATCAATTCAATTAGTATATGATGTGTTTCCTGATTGTGATGTTATGGGAGTTCAAAAATCAATGTTAAAATATTTCAGAAACATTCGTATTAAATATAAAAACTTAGCGGGTGAATTAAAGAATAGTGATCCTGTTATGTCTGAGGTATATGATCGTAAACAATTACCAATTAAGATTTTTATCAACGCATATTTCGGTAGTTTATCCGCACCACACGTATTCCCTTGGGGTGAAATGAATTCAGGTGAAACCATTACTTGTATTGGTCGTCAGTGTTTACGTATGATGATTATGTTCTATATGAAGAAGGGTTATAAACCTCTAGTAATGGATACAGATGGTGTGAACTTTGAAACACCCGATAGTGCAAAGGATGCAATATATGTTGGTAAAGGATTAAATGAATTAGTTACAGAAGGAAAAGAATATGTAGGTATTGAAGCACATACTGCGGAGTTCAATGATATATTCATGAGAGGTGAAATGGGTTTAGATATTGACTATGTTGCACCGGCTTGTATTAATGTTTCTCGTAAGAACTACATTATTAAAATGATGAAGAAAGGAAAAGAGAAAATTAAACTAACAGGTAATACAATTAAATCTAAAAAATTACAAACATATATTGTTGAGTTCTTGGATGAAGGATTAAAGTATTTGTTAAATGGTGATGGACATTCTTTCGTAGAATTATATTACGATTATGTAACAAAGATTTATGAAAAAGAAATTCCATTATCAAAGATAGCAAATAAAGCACGTGTTAAACAAAGTGTTAATGAATATAAAAAGTATGTTACTAAAACTACTAAAGCTGGTTCATTAATGTCTCGTCAAGCACATATGGAATTAATTATGAATAGTGATTATCCTGCGGGTTTAGGTGATACAATTTATTATGTTAATAATGGTTCTAAAAAATCATCAGGTGATGTACAAAAGATTACAAAACCAACAAAGAAACAACAAGAAGAATTTACTGCAAAGAATGGTTATCCAATGCCAAATGATTTTATTGAGGTGAACTGTTACATGATTGATGAGAAAGAAATACAAAACAATCCTGATTTAAAAGGTGATTATAATGTTCCTCGTTATTTAAATAATTTCAACAAACGTGTTGAACCTTTATTAGTTGTTTTCAATCCGGCAATTAGAGAAGATATATTAATTGAAGACCCAAAAGACAGACAATACTTTACTAAGTCTCAATGTGATCTTGTTAATGGGTTTCCATTAAAAGAAGAAGGTCAAGATAAATTAGATGAAGTTATGACACTATCTGATAGTGAAGTAATCTTTTGGAATAGAGTACAAAGAGACCCTTATTTTATGTATGTAGAAAATAGTTTAGAACTTGCTGACCAATATTGGGTGGAACATAATAGAAAAGTGGTTACACTTCAGGCTGAAAGTACTAAGTCAAATGAAGAAGAGATAATTGAAACCAATGGTCACGATTATGCCTTTCATGTAATTGAAAGTTAGATTACATTAAATGGTGATGGCATTGCTCTAAACTTAAGTGCCTTATTTAGATTCTCCGCTTCGCCGGCTTTTCTTTCAAGAAGTTTGTCGGGGCGGAGTCTTTCTAATCTTTGCATTAATTCTTCCACTAATTTCATCTTTTCATCTTTAGCTTCAGTTAGTAATGTTGAGTAATCTAATTTAACTGCACTATCTGGAACTTGTAAATCTCCTGAGAATTTACCCCATATTCTTGCTAAACCTTCTTTAGAGTATGCAATCAAATACTTTCTAACCCAGTTTTGAGCTGGTTTATTTAAAGATTCCCATGTCATATCTTCCATTTCAACATCCGAAGGTAACTTAATAATATCTTTATTTTTAGCTAAACAATCATCTCTATCACCATCATTAACATCATAATACCAATACCAAACTTTGAAATTATTAGAAGCAACGTTTGCGAAGTCAAACTTACCACCTGGTACATTATATAAATGAACCAATTTTTTACCTTCAGGACCTGCGGTAATTCTGTATGTTAATTCACCACCAATAAGTCTATTCTTTAAACTTCTATCTTGCATTCTCGCTAACAAATCATATGCCGGCATCATAAAATAAGAACCCGCATTACCCATTTGAGCAAATCCACCAATACCACCAAATCCAACACCACCTAATCCACCAAATCCACCTAAGAACGGGTCAATAATAGAATCGGTTAATTCTGCACGTGTAAACCATAAAAGTTCATTAATTTCACGACCAGCAGGAACTTCATATGTTTGTTGACCTTTTACAATCGTTATAAAATCCTTTTTCATTTCCCAAGGACCATTCGCCTGTAAACCTACAATCTTTGAATATGAGTAAGTGTATTGAGTTTCATAATCTAAACTTCTCGTAGTAAACGCTCTTGTTAAAGATTGTGTATCTACGTCTAAACCGGCCAAAGCGGACCATTGTGATTCAATTAACCAATCACTTACATATTGTTCATATTCAGAGAGTGAAAGTTCCATAAAGGTATCCATCTGTTCCTCTGTAAGTTCAATTCCACGGACAGGCATACCTAATAGGTGAAATACCTGTGTATATAATTTATCTTTTTGTTCTTGTGTTATAATTTGAGCCATAATTTGGTATATTACTATAAATATCATATATTTGTGTTATGGATATACTAACCTCACATATCAGAAAATATGAATATGATTATTTTAAAGGTTTATTAAGTGGAGACTTTAAAAAATTATATAAAACAAAATGTAATTATGTTTTTAAAAAAAAGGGTATAGAATTAGGGATTTGGGGATTTTGGTACAAAAACGGAAATTATGGAATTGTTGAATATGATGGAAACACTCCTATTTCTTGGTGTTGGAGAAATACTCCAAATACACATCCATATTGTTTTCATGATTTCTATTACCTTTTTTATGATTCAACAGGTATTGAATTGGATTTTAACAATAAGGAAAAATGGGAAGATAATTTGAATATTCTTTTTAAATTTGTTGAACAAAATTTTGAGTTATATTTTACAACTAATATTGATACGAAATATTTTTATCATTTTTGGTTTAGATGTAATGAATCTTGGACAAAAGGTCAATTAACTATTATCGCTTTAATGTATAAAATAAAAAAGTTATTTAGTGATTACAAAATAACTCATATGGATTTTGCATTAGAAAGAGGTGACCCAAATGATTTTATTGGTATTGATGTAATGTTGACTGCAGTAACAAAAGACATTTATAAAAGAAAAGAAATAATCAAAATTCAAGTTAAAGGTGGTAAAGTAATTGATAAATCAGAAAACGGTTATTTAATAAAGGGTGCTGCTAATGATTTAAAAGCCGGTGTACATTATTGGTGTTATGTAGATATAAATGATAATCAAACTGAAATAATATTATTTGAAAATTTAAAACCATATATTAGTAGAGTTGGTTATAATATATTGTTTAAAAAAGAAATAACACATCCAATAATAATCAAAGAATCAATTATGGTTGCAGAAAAACTAAATGAAATAGCAAAATATTGTTTTCAAAATAAAATATTAATTGAAATTGAACATTTACCTGGTTCTATAAATGAAATAATAATTCACTCTCAACCAGAAAAAATGATTAACATTAAAATTGCCGATTTTAAAGATAGTCAATTAGAGCAATTAATAATTGATAAATTAAAAGAATTAAAGGAGACTTTTAAGTAGGTCTTTACTGAACGATTCGGAGTATTCTCCGTCACCCATCACTTGGTCAATTACATTCTTTTTCTTTTGTAATATATTGTAGATTACCTTTTCAATTGTATTTTCAAATACAGGATAATAAACTAAAACACTATTCTTTTGTCCGTAACGATAAGCTCTATCTTCACCTTGTGAATGGTCTGCAGGTACAAATGATAAGTCATTCATAATAACAACTTCTGCTGCGGTTAATGTAATACCAACACCCGCAGCTTTAATGTTACCAATAAAAACTTTTATCTTATCGTCCGTTTGAAACCTATCAACATTTTCTTGTCGTTTATCTTTATTCATACGACCATCAAGTGTTACAGAATTCTTTTTATATTTGTCATGTAACATATCAAGTGTCATAGTAAAGTTTGTTAATACAATAACTTTCTTTCCTTGTTCCAAACATTTATCTATTAATTCACAAGTGTATGGAATTTTTTCGTAAGATATAAGTTGTCTAATTTTCATTAAACGATTTAATGTAACACTAATCGTCTCATCATTTTTCTTATCGTTACTTATACGTGTAAATTCTTCCAACTCTTCATCGTACATCTTACTTGTCAATTCAACAAACACAGGTGTTACAATTTTTTCAGGTAAATCAAGAATATCGGTTTTCATTCTACGAAGAACATATGATTTAGTTCTTTCACGAAGTTCATCTAAATTACTTGCACCACTTGTATTCCATACTTTTCTATTACCTACCGTGAATTGATATCCTTTACAGTATCTACGAACATATGATTGCCAATTCAATGTTAAAGGTGAATCAACAATTTTTAATAAATTAAAATAGTTGATTGGTCTTGATGTCATTGGTGTTCCAGTTAATAACCAAACTTTAGGAATTTTTTCTAATACGTCATTTAATAAACGAGTTCTGTTTGCGGTAGTATTTGAAACGTAATGTGCTTCATCCACAATTGCTAAATCAAATCCTTCATTAACTAATAATTTATAATCATCACTATCTTCACTCTTATCTGTTGTATGATAATTTTTAATGATATCATAATTGATAATATAGAAATCAAACGTAGAACCCCATTTACGACCTTCAACTATTAACACACGTCTATCTGAGTAATTTGAAATTTCTCTTTGCCAGTTGATTTTAAGTGACGCTGGACATACAATTAAAACTTTCTTAGCTCCACTCTCTATTGCACCGATTACTGCGGAGGTTGTTTTACCTAAACCCATATCATCAGCCAATATAAACTTATCGTTAGCTAATAATTTCTCAATAGCAACTTTTTGATGTTCCATTGGTGGTCTAACATCATATGGACTATAATCAATAACACGATTTAATTTCTTTTCTTCTTGAACAATTGCGGCTTTAGGTAACCACATTGCACTCAATTGGTCACTATCTAAAACTTTACCCCATATATGGAATGCTTTATCTGAATCACATAATAATTTTTCACACCAAATACTTTCAGGTGGTTTAGGAAGAAATCTCTCCTCCATAATCTTTTCAGCAAACGTAGATACAATATTAATATATTTTCTTGCAACCTTAGGAACAACATCTTTATATTTCATAACGTGTTCAGATTGGGGACGAGTCAATTTAAAGTTTTTAACTTCGGTAAATTTTCTCTTCCAATCAAGAAACTGATTATTGGAACCTTCGTAGTTTAATAATATTTCTCTAGCCTCAATTTCGGGTATTTTATTTTCCATACACAATATATATAATATAACTAAATAGATTGTAAGATTAAACTATTTATAAGGATATGAATAACAAATTACCTATCACCAGATTAAGTAAATTCTTCTCACAAGACGATTTTGATATCAATATTCAAATGGGTCAGGAGTATTTACACGGGGATTTGAATATGAAATTAGTCTTATATCGTGTTGATAGAAGTAAGAGTGATACCGATTCTGTTTATGCGGAGGCGGGTAATGGGGAAATTAAGTACTATCCTCCAATTGAGTTCAATGGATTGGTTAAAATAGATGAACCTAAAAATTCATCGTATAAGTCGGGTTTATTAAGGTATAACGAACCAGGTAATTTAATGATATCTGTTTATATAACACATTTAGAAGAATTAAAAATAGATATAAAATATGGTGATTATATAGGTTACCAAGATTCTGAAGATAAAGTTAGATATTATAATGTCACAAACGACGGTAAGGTAACTTCAGATAATAAACATAAAATGTTTGGTTTTAAACCACACTATAGAACAATAATTTGTGCACCTGTTCAAGAGGGTGAATTTAGAGGAATATAATATGGGAATACCTAAAAGAAAAACTGACATTGAGGTCTACGGAAACAAAGAAACCGAAAGAGGTGACAATGTCATCAATAGAAGACAAGAATTATTAGATAAAATTACTAAGTCAGATAGTTTTTTACCTGATTCAGTTTTACATGAAGACTTAGACGCAGGTATGTTAGACTATGCAAAAAAAACTTTTAAGATTGTCAGTGACGGTAACCAAATACCTGTAATCCCTAAAATTTTAACAATCCAAAGATGGGCTGAGTTTTCAAATAATTGGGATTTTTCGGATGATGATGGTAATATGAAACTACCATTTATTGCAATTATAAGAAAACCCGAAGTTCAACCTGGTACGAATCCGTCAACACAAAGAACAATTCCCGATAGACAAACTTTTCATTATGCAACCGTACCAACGTGGGACGGAAACCAAATGGGTGCGGACATATACAAAATGCCTCAACCTGTGGCAATTGATATGTCATATGAAATTGTTTTTGTTTGTAACAAGTTAAGAGAACTTAATAAGTTTAATAAAATCGTATTACAAAAGTTTTCATCTAGACAATCATATACATCAGTTAAAGGACATTACATACCAATCATTTTAGATGGTATTGAAGACAATACACCAATGGAAACATTGGATGGACGTAGATTTTATTTACAAACCTATAAATTTACAATGTTAGGATTGTTAATTGACGATGAAGAATTTGAAGTTACTCCAGCAATTAGTAGAGCCTTTTTAGTTAGTGAATTTATAACTAATAAACCCGTAACTAAAAAAATAGTCACATCAAATATTGACCTTACATTAGTAACAATAATCGCCGACGGTACTCAAACCGTTTTTGGTGTTGGGGAACCTATAACAAAATTGTTTAATGTATATCTTAATGGTGAACTTTTAATTCGTGATTTAAATTATTTACACATATCGGGAACATCAAGAATTACAACTTTGGGTGCACCTGAACAAGGAGATGTTATTACAATTCAATATTATAGAGGTAAAAAAGACAGTAGAGTTGACAACGTTACTACATTCCTAAACAATTATGGTAAGGTTGTTTATCTGACTGAGGAATCTTTTACTATAAACCCACAGTCAACCGAATTCGTTAATTTAAACTATGACATTGATAGTTTTGTAAGTTTAGATATTAATGGATTAGTCCAAGATGAAAATGATAATTTCATTATTCAAAACACAAAACAGATTAGGTTATTGGGTTTACCATCCGTCGGTTCAGTTATTAATGTGACATACTTACACTAATTTATTCACCATATATATCTTTCTTTTTTGGTTTACATAAATCTTCAATGTGTTTTTCTAAAACTTTATAGATTTTTAAACCATTCTTATCACAATATGATTTTAGCATTTCGTGGTGTTTTTCACCTATCTTAACGTTTTTTTGTTTGTTTTCCATGATAAAGATAATAAAAGATAAATAACTATCTTTTTAAGAAAAATACGGAAATCTTTACTAAAAACAAAGATATTTATAAGATAAGTAATAAAAAAATATTAACCAAACATTAATCGATGGCAAATTCAAACAGAGTATTCGTTTCTCCAGGTGTCTATACATCAGAGAAGGATTTAACATTCGTTGCACAAAGCGTTGGGGTTACCACATTAGGTTTAGTAGGTGAGACTTTAAAAGGTCCAGCTTTTGAACCAATTTTAGTAGGTAATTTTGATGAGTTTAAGACATATTTCGGACCAACTTCACCAATGAAATTCGGTGACGGTAACCCAAAGTATGAATTACCTTACGTTGCAAAGTCTTATTTACAAGAGTCTAACCAATTATTCGTAACAAGAGTATTGGGATTGACAGGATATAAACCAAACAAAACTTTCGGTATTAAAACTATCGGAGGTGTAATTTTACAAGAATTCCAAACTACAAGTGATTATACTGGCGTTACTTTAACTGCCGGAGGTATTGATGATATAACAGCATTATATAGTCATTTATCAGGTATAACTTCTGTAGAGGGTACATCAATCACAGATTATTTAGTTTCTAAGTTTAGTGGATACACTACTGGTGCAACTCACGATAATGAGTGGTTCGTTATTGGACAACTTCCTGAAGGTGAAGTAGAACCAAGTGGTGATGAATTAGTTTCTCCATTAACTGGTAAGTTTAATTCAAATAATCCTAACGGTAAAGAGTGGTATAACTCTTGTTATCATTTGTCAACACCAGGTGATGAAACTACCGTTGATGCGGTTTATTCATATGTTTTTGAATTTGATGGTTCAAACGCCAAATGGGATGTAACAAGATTTGAATATGATGCTGAACATAACTACGAACAACATGGTGTTGTTGTCGCTGCATTAAGATCAAGAGGTCGTTATGTTGGTCAAACATTAACATTAGAAGTTACAGGTAACACACAAATTGAAATTAGTCAAGATGTTGATGATATGGGAGTTAATCCATTAGGTGAGTTTTTAATCAATGTTACTGGTTTAACCGTGACAGGTGGAACTTCATTTACATGTACATTTGACCAAAGTTCAACAAAATATATTTCTAAAGTATTTGGAACTGATGTATTTGATAAGAATTATTCAGATTTTCCATTATATGTACACGAAATATATTCAAATTTATTAAAATCTTCATTTGAAAGTGGAGTAGTTAGAGGTTTATCAATGAATTTAGTGACTACAAATGAAGGAGATAATTTCTTAGGTCAATGGGATACAACAATTTCTCCAATGGTTGTTTCGGAATATCGTGGAGGTAATGTGTCTG